GTCCACACACCGCGCATCCGAAAGGGTGCGCGGTAGTGGGCGCGGAATGGCGTGGATTGCAAGGCTCGGCAGGGATAGAGCGGCAGTGCTAGGCGTAGCTTCTCACACCGCATCCGTTCGCGGGTGCGGCAGAGAGTCATGGCGAGGCGAGGCCGTGCCTGGCGTGGCCCGGCGTGGCTTGGCATGGCAAACACACAGCGGCTCACGGGCCGTTGCAGTTTGCTTGGCAGGGCCGAGCGAGGCAGGGCGTGGCTAGGCGCGGCAGGGCGCAATCATCCGGCTAATCACCGGACAGTTTTATGACAAACCAACCAGAAAAAGAACCAATCGAAGCAGAAGTTGAAATCACGTCCGACGACGCTTATCCGGCCTTATGGGTGCGTCTCGTTGACGAAATGATCGAGAAAGGCATCACGTTCGGAACCAAATACGAAATGGCCTATCTCGTTGACCGGCTCGCCTGTCAACCCGAGTCCATCGCATTTGGCATTGCCATTTCCAATATCAATGACGAGTTGATCGAGAGCGGGCTTTACTTGTCCGCGCGCGAACAGCGCGGAGCGGGCTATATCGTTCTGATGGCAGACGGCGCGGAGGAAGTGGCGCGCACTCGCGTTCGCCGTTCCTTCCGTGAAATGGCGCGGGCGTGCAAACTGTTTGGCGGCATCGCCCGCAACCCCGACGCGCAGATTACAGAGGAAACGAAACAGCGACTTCTCAAGTGCGAAGAGAAATCCGCGATCCGGCTGGCGCTGATGCGCGCGCCGATCACGACAGCGCGGAAGGCAAAACTTTTGGAGTAGCGAGGCTGGGCTTGGCTCGGCAAGCACACTGCCGCCTTTCGGGGCGGTAGTAGTTTGCTGGGCGGGGCGTGGCGGGGCAAAGCGAGGAACAGCTTGGCGCGGCAAACCACAAGGGCGGCACTGGAAACGGTGCCGCCCTAAGTTTTGCCAAATAGTCAACGCGCGTTGACAATCTACGCGCGTGCGCTAATTATGTCGGCGCATGGCACTTGCCGCCCTTTCATACTTCCCGCAAAGCATCACGTCCGGCGACACGACGCGCCTGCTTCTCTCCCTGCCGCTGTGCCCGGCACCGGCTTTCACCGCTGTCTTGGTGCTAAACCGCCCCGGCGTTGCGCCCATCACCTGCGCCGGCTCGGCTAGCGGCAGCGCGTTTGCATTCACGATTACCGCCGCGCAATCCGCCACGATGGCGGCGGGAGCCTGGACATGGGCGGCGCGATGCACCGAGACGGCCAGCGGCGACGTGACGAGCGGAGGCGATGGGGATTTCACCGTGCTGGCAAACTACGCCACCACGATCACGGCGAGCGCAACGCAACTCCAGCTCGACGCGGCGAACACGGCGCTTCTCACGTTGCTGGCGAATCCCGAGGTGTCCGTTTCGTTCAACGGGCAAAGCTTCACCAAGGAGAATCAGGCGCATCTCCTGAACACGATTCGCAACCTTGAGGCGAAGCTCGCCGCCGAGAAAGCCGCCGCTGCCGGGCTGCGCGGGGACGCTCCGACACGTTCTATCAGGCCGTATTTTGTGTAATTTCCATGAAAGCCAAAACTCTAAAGCTCAACGGAAAGCGGACCAACGGCAGCGCCGTCCAGATCGTTGACGAGCCAATTCGGCAGCCGCGAAATTACAGCCAACTGATCGAGCAGCTAAAGAAAGTCTCGCCCGATTGGAGGCCGAATCGCATCGGCGTTGACGCGGAAATCTATCGCAACCACTGGGAGCTTCGCGCTTTCTCGCGCAACCTCTGGAGGGAGAATCCGTTCATCATGGGCTACGGTCAGGAGCTTGCCGCGAACGTCATCGGGCCTACCGGCTACACGCTCCGCATGATGGTCAAGGAAACCGAGGACCGCATCATTTACAGCGCGGAAGAAAAGGATGCGCTGCGGCGCGCGGAGAATCGCCGCAACGAAGTCTTGCGCTTCACCGCTAAAAAGACCGGCCTGCCGTTCAAGGCGGAGAAGCTACTGCACACGATCAAAGGCAAGGCGTCGGTAAAGGTCGGCGAGCTGGACACGTTCGCGAATCAGTTGATCGAGCGGAAGTGGGCGGAGTGGCAGTTGCGTGAGAACTGCACCGTCAGCGGGCGAATCAGCTACAACGAATCTCGGCAGCTTCGCCTCAAATCCTGTGCGCGCGACGGGGACCACTTCATTCGCATGGTCCGCGATTCCCGCTATCAGCCTTTCGGTTTCAAGATTCAGCATATAAATGCTGAGTGGTGCAATTACTACCTGCTCGGCACAAACGAAGCCAACGGCAACCCAATCCGCTACGGAATCGAATACGACGAAAGCTATCCGGCTCCGGTGCCGGTTGCGTATTGGTTCACCAAGGCCACGAGCGGGCAATGGGCCACGATGTCTCCGGTAAATTTTGGCACGAACAGCACGGAAGGAAGTATCCGTATTCCAGCCGAGGACATCATTCACTACGCGAAATTTGACGATGACGCGGACGTGACGCGCCCGGTTCCGTGGGCAACTCCGGTAATGTCCAATGTGCGGCAGCTCGACAAGGCGATGGAAGCCGTGGTTGTCGCGATGCGCGTCGGCGCGTGCTCAAATGTCTTTTTCGAGACCGACCTTATCGGGCCGGATGGGACTACCGCAGCGGGCGCGGACCCCGACATTATGAAGGGGCTTTCAATGGAGATGAACCCCGGCGGCGCGCACGGTTTGCCGCCTGGCGTGCGGGCGAAAGAGTTCAACCCGAACCAGCCGAACCCGAACACCGGCCACGTCCGCAACGAAATCCTTCGCAGCATTTGCGCTGGTCTGCCGGGCGCGCAGTTCTCGACCATCGGACAAAATTACGCTGAGATCAATTTCAGTGCCGGGCGTTTGGAGCGGCTAACCATCACCGCGCAATGGCAGGTTTTGCAGGAGTTCGACATCGCGATTGCGGAGCGTAGAATCTTTGCCGAGTGGTTGAAAATGGCGCTAACGATGCAAGCGGTTCCGTTGCCGGCGGAGAAGTTTTTCAAGTTCAACGCGCCGAAATTCACGGGCAAACGCTGGCCCGGTATTGATCCCATCAAAGAGGCCAACGCCAAGGCGCTCGACCTTGCCAACAAATTCACGTCGCCGCAACGAATCCACGACGAGCAGGGCACCGACCTGGAGCAAACCTGCATTGAGATCAACGAGGCGTCGATGATTTACGAACAATACGGAATCGAATCGGACACCACCAAAGGCCCAATTGACGCCGAAGTGGAAACCGAGGACGACCCGCCAACCAAGCCAGCAAACTCGCCTGAATGAAGCCGCCGGACTACATTATTTCCGCAGCAAAGCGCGGGCTTGAATTGCTTGCAGAAGGATACGGGGGAGACGGACTTACCGAAGGCACGAAAGACGCGGCGCGCAAAATGGCATCCGGTGAGGTCAGTGAGGAAAAAATCGTCAAGGCTAGCGCATGGGGCGCGCGTCACGCGGTGGATCTTGAGGCGGGCAAAAACAGCAACCCTGACGACAAGGAATGGCCCGGTGCTGGTGCCGTTGCTCATTATCTGTGGGGAATCAATCCACTCAACCCCGGACCTGCTCGCGCATGGTTTGATCGTCAATCTGAGAAAATCCAAAATCCACCAATGAAAAACTGGTTTGCAATCACAAACAAATCCGAAGCCTCCGCCGAGGTCTGCATTTACGAAGAAATCGGCAGCTACGGAATCAGCGCCAAGGCGTTTCTGGACGAGATCAAAAACGTCGGAAATCGAAAGATCACGCTCCGCATCAACTCGCCCGGCGGCGAAGTATTCGAGGGGCTGGCGATTTACAACCGGCTCCGCGAACATCCCGGCGGAGTGGAGGTCAAGATCGACGGCATCGCCGCCAGCATGGCGAGCGTAATCGCGATGGCCGGCGCTCCGGTCACGATGGCGAGCAATGCGCTACTCATGGTCCACAATCCGAGCGGCCTGTGTGTCGGGAATAGCGACGACATGCGCGAGCTAGCCGATATGCTTGACAAGGTTCGCGGTTCGCTGACCGGCGCGTATGAGCGCAAGACCGGCAAGAGCACGGAAGAAATCGGCGCGATGATGGACGCCGAGACATGGATGACC